TCTGATTCCATCAGGAGCTAAGAATACTAGGTCACCACCAATCTCAGCAATAGAGAAACCATCCAGACAACCAATATTCTTGGTTATATCTTGCATCGCTATAGTAGAAGATGAAGTAATATTAAGCAATCGACTTAAACTATTTACACCGAATACAATAATTTGTCCACGGAATGTTCTTAATCCAGTTATCTTATCGCCTACATTTATAGAACCCGCAGACGCACCATTAAAATCTGCATCATCATATCTTGTACTATAATATAATGTTTCTGGTTTATCTGACCACGCACCTAAAAGAGTATGGTCTTCATGTACTGCAGTATATTGAGGATTAGGTATATCAGCATATACTGGAGATGATTTAGATAAACCCCAAGTATCGTATAATCCTCTATGGAATCTAAAACTTCTAGTTCCGCCCACTAACTTAGTTTCTAAATAAACTACGGCATCAGTACCATTTACAGCAGTAATTCTAGCTTCTGTTACACCAGCAGGAGTATATTCAGAAAATTGGTATCGTGCTGTTGTATCTAATGTAACAACTGTAGCTGAAGCTAACTGAGCAGCTGTAGCCCAAGTTTGTGTCCAAGTTTCATCTGCTTCTTCAGTTGCTTGTTGTGTTGTAGTAACACCAGCAGAAGGCGTACCATAATCTTTGTTTACCTGTGTCCAAGTATAACCATCTTCGGTCCAATAAATGTTTCCATTTTGACATGCCCAAAGACCTTCTTTATAAGAATATACGCCATTAATAGGTGACGTTGAACCTGTCGGTGTTGTAGCCGCATTTAAATTAGCTGTTATTTCTGCAGTTGTTGTAACAGAACTACCAGTAGCGGAAAATGAAACAGTTGGTGATATCTGATAACCAGAACCTGCGTCTGTCAATGAAATCGCAGTAATAACTCCGCCAGAAACGGTTACTGTTGCCGTAGCACCACTACCATTTCCTTCTGAGTCTATAATATTTACAGTAGTTCCACTATCATATCCAGCACCACCATTAACAATGGTAAAATCAACAACCGGACTTATTACAAATCTTCTATATCCATTTATCCTTCTGTATCCACCACTACTAGACGCTTCAAAATTCTTTAATCTTGTGGCGCTTCCCGGAGTTTTAAACATTTCATAAGATGAGGATGTTTTATCTAAACCCCCGCCTATTGAAATTGCTACTCCTTGTTCAACTGCCATATTATACGAACCTTATTCTGTCATCTGTCATAATTGAAGGCTGCGGCTTTCCTGTATGTGCCCGCATCAATCGAATTCCTTTTTTATATTCCTCTAAAGCCATTGAGGATAATTCTACATTCTCTTTAAAGTGCCAAACATAATATCTTGCTTTTGCTAATAGTACTGTAGTCCACTGCTCTGAATATTTAACTTCATCATCGTGAGCAGATAAAGTTGGTATCTGTTCCCAAGCATAAAAATAAATTCTATATGCTTTATCTGGTATTGGGGATAAGCCAAATTTTCTACCGTCCGGAGACATTAGTACTCTTAAAGGTTTAGCATAAACTCCATCGTCTTTAGCACTATCATCAGATTCTCTATAATGCTTTCTCCAAGTTTCAATAGGAGTGAATCTTAAATTCTGTCTTTCGTGTGGAGATGAATGAGTAGCTGTCCAAGTTCCACTAGCTGTTGTACAAACAGACTCTGTATCATAGTCTGTCCATGTTGCACCAGCTGCTACACAAGTACTTGCTGTCGAATATGAAACATTTGAGCAAACTCCTGCGCTAGAACAAGAACCCACATCTTCTGTAGTTAGATAGAAATTATCCCAATCTACCTTACCAAAATCTTTTGCAGTTCCGTGTGAACCGCTTGAATGTTTCTTTAAAAAATACCATCTAGTACCAGCAACAGTATCAACAAAAGAATTGCCGTACTCTTGTGCATCTCCCGATGTTGTCGTAGAGAGCCAAGGAAACTCTGGATTTTCATTAGCTATATCAAAATATGCTCTATTGAGAGCAGTCTTTACAAATTTCTGAATTCCAGTAGCATCTGCAAAGTTAGTAGAGGTAAGCTGAACTTCATTTAGTTCGCCTAGAATATCATTGGTTAAAGCTAAATATGTTTTTTGTGACATCTTCCCTCTTTAGAATTAGGATAAGGAGTCCCCTAGAGGACTCCTTAAAGGTTTACTTATTAGTCAATTATGATTTTTGCTAAAGCTAATGCTTCAGGACGCAATACTTTGCGACCCCACACTAACAAACCGCGGACAATATCTTTAAAAGTTAAATTGTCCCTAAGTGACTCAACAGTAGATAGTGACTGCGCACAAGATATAGCTGACATATGTCCAGCTAAAACCTGATGCGTAGGACTACCACCACCTGTAGGTGTTGGTACGTTGTTTGACTTGTACATCTTAAAGCCTCTTAGCTCTCCCGATGCAACCAGCCCATTTCGCAAACCGCCGCTACCTTGATTATAATCAACCGACATCAACTTAGATGATGTTTTCGCTAGTTCTTCATAGAACTCCGGCTTGGCTACAACCCATCTGTTCTCTTCAGGAACATTGTTGTCGTCAAGTAAACGCGCCAAACGTGCTAACACGTCTAGTGGGTCTATTTCACTTGTGCCAAAACCAGTATCAATTGGAGCAGCGCCTGTACCATATGCACCTGAAGCGGCAGTTATGCCAGCACAAGCTGCAGTTAGTACGTTTACATCAAACGCATCTTTCAATTGATATGCAGCGTTATCAGATGCAACCTGTTGCCAGTTTACATGAGAAAAACGCTTTTCTAAGTCATCAACCTTGAACTGAAAATACTTCGCTTGGTCAATCTGCAGGATTAACTCTTCATCCGTTAAATCTGTGGATGCTAGAGTTCCTGTATTACGAGCATAATCAGCTACTGTGATTGTTGGTTCTTTTATAATGTTAACTGTATCACCGAATTGTGCGATTTCTCCCATATAATCAGTGTTACAGATAGCCTCGGCTACTGCCGATTTGCGGAAAGCAACTTGTACCTTTTTTGAAAACACTGACGGCAACCAGAACGAATTGGTATTACTCGTTACGGCTGGGTCAAAGTTTATACTAGAACCTGTTTCAAAGCCCATGGTACTCTCTCCTTATATTAGAGGTAAACAAACACTATTTTAGTAGTGCGTAAATACCTCCTTTTAGTTACTTAATGAAAACTAACCTTTAGCTATTCGACCTGTTTTAAAAGCTTCATCTATTTCAGGTTGAAACTTCTCAAATTGGTCAACAGAAAGATTAGCAATCTCTGAGGTTGTCCAGACTTTTTCCTGCGGGGCAGATGGGTCTTGGGTTTTAGCCGTGACCTGTACTGCATCTGCAGCGCTGCCTCTTGGGTCTGTTTCTGAACTATTTGTTGACACAGACTTGGGTGTTTCAGAAGTATAACCAGCATCCTGTTTGTATAAATCTATGGCTCTAGAAGCAAGTGAAGCATCGCCTGAATTTTTATAAATCCAATCTTGGATTGCTTCAGGTTGTACTCTAGCCCAATCATGAAAATCATCTGAATCTCTAATTGTTCTAAAGTCTGGATGAACATTTAATAGTTCTTGTTCAGCCGCTCTTCTATTACTTGCCGACTCCTTTTCTGATAGCCTAGAAACTGTATCTTCTAAATTAGAGATTTGTTCCTGTGCTCTCATATGAGCCAATGAATCTACTACATCATAGACATCCGGATAGTCCTCTCTAAAAGTAGCCAGTTCTTCTGGGGTTTTAGGTGCTACATAGGTTGGACGATTGGCTTTCAAATCAGCTTTTAAAGCTGTTTCTTTTTGCCTCCAGTCTCCTAATTTTCTATCATAATGTCTTTTCAAATCATCATAACGCTTTTTAAAATCAACCTTCTTAAATTGTTCGGTTGGCTCTTCGACATAATCATCATTGTTAGTAGCCTTTGTAGGTTCAGCTTCTTTAGGTCCACCGCTTTCTTGTTTAAGTATCGGCTCTCTGCTAGATATCACTGCTTCCTTTCGAGGGGTAACATATGCTAAGGAATCATCAGCGCTTTGAAAACCTATATCGGCTTCTGAATTGCTGTTGTCCCATGTCTTTTTAGCATTATAAGGGTTTGGTTTTGGTTGTTGGATTTCCTCCGTTTTTTCTGTTGCTTGTGTCATAACTTCCTCCATTAAGTGCCAGTTGTATAACTGGGTGGCTTCGGGGTTAGTAAAATCCAGAGTGCCAAAAGGGTAGCTCTGGGGTTGTCGCTACAAAGTCAGACTAAATCTCGTCAGTCAGTCTGTTGTTTTGTAGTTAATTTATTGTACTTTAATTTTTTTCGACTTCTTTGTTTCTGGTAGATTTAATTCCATATCCACCACAAGAACGCCGTCTTTAAATTTTGCATTGAACACTTTTAGATAGTCTATCAAAGTCCATTGTCTCTTAAAGGCTCGTTGTGCTATACCTTTATAAACGAAACCATCATCATTATCTTTGTCAGCGGAATTTCCAGAAATAGTTAAAGTGTTATCTTTCACCTCAACATCTAAATCTACCTTTGAAAATCCTGCTAGTGCCATTTCTAATTGATACTTATTATCTTTAACCTTCTTTATATTGTAAGGTGGATAGTTAGGTATCTCAAAATGAGACAGCGAAGATAGCTGGTCAAATACATTGTCAAAACCTAGTGTCTGGTTTCTAAATGGGTCGAAAGCTGTTATCCAATTTTCGTTAAGTGTTGTTAAATCGTTTGTCATTATTATTCTCCTTTTATTAAGCGAGTTATTAAAATGGGATACCATTTATGGCTATCCCGGTTAGACCATTCTATTTAGAATGGAATTTGGTTATGTCTCTGTAAATAAGGAAGACTCTCTATGTACAGCCGGCTTACCGTCTCTTCCTTTAATCAGTGTTACAGGGTCTAATCCTAAAAGCTTGTATAACATAGTTCCTAGTTCTTCCTTTACTTTGCTACGCGGTTTGTCTACCCATTCTAAAAATTTTCCAGCTTTTTTCATAATTGGGCGTTCTCTGCCCATTATAGCTTTTTCACCTTTATGGGGATTCCCTGTTCGATGAAGATATTTCGGAAGTTTATGCTTTTCAAGACCCGGAGTTCCTTCACCTGAACTAGTTCCTTCATCACTAAATCCATAACTTCCCGGTTCTAGGTCATAGACTTCTCCGCCATATTTCATGCCCTTCACTCTATATTTGTTTGTTTTACCTATTCGAGATACTTTACTTAAAAAGTTCTCACCGAATCTTTTCTTTCTAGACATGCTAATTATTTGACCTAAAGAAAATTCCCGACCTTCAAACAGCCTATCTTCAAAAAGACCTTGTATTGGTATATCTTCATAATTTACGTTTCCACCGCCAGCAAAATAATCAGCTCTTGTTAATAAACCTCCTGCTGCAAATCCTTCATCACCCATCTGAGCAATCATTTGTTCAGCATCGCCGTCATTATAATCTTCTTCGGCTTTAGCCATCATCTTTCTAAGTTTATCTACGCCCAATTGTTTAACAGCTTTAGCAGTAAATACAAACTCACCATCGGATAAATTTGCAGGAATCGAATCACTAGTTCCTGTTCCCGGACCTTCGACACTTCCTTCTTCATCAAAGACATCCATAGAAGGAGACATAATTGCACCTAGTTTATTCAATATTTCTTCTAGTTCAGGATAATCAGATAAAGCTTGGAATAATATTTCTTCATCTTCTGGAGATAAATCAGTTAGAATATCTTCTTCACCTTCTGCTAATATTTCTTCTTCAAAAGCAGGAAAATCAGATGCTTCTCTTCTATCAGAATAAT